ATGGCTGCGATCTCTGCCGCTGCAGCCGCCGGCGTCGCGAAGATCACCGCATGGGCGGTCGGACTCGCCGACGCTGCACGCACGTCGTCGCTTCTCGCGCAAGGCATTGCACGAAGTGTTGCGGGCGGCGAGTTACTCAACGCGACCATTTCGAACCTCGAGAAGTCGCTTCCGTTCACGCGCGAAGAGTTCGAAGAAATGGCGAAGCCTCTCGCGGATGCGGGGCTTCGAGGTCAGCAGCTCGCGACGGCGCTCGAGACCGCTGCGGTCAAAGCGGCGAAGCTGAAGTTCGGGCCCGACTTCAAAGCACAAATGCTTTCGCTCAATCAGCAAAGCAAAGTGCTCAAGGCGAACATCTCCGGCGTATTCGGCGGACTCAAGATCGACGCGCTGCTCGAGGCGATGAGCAAGCTCGTTGCGCTCTTCGATGAGACGAGCTCGACGGGCAAAGCGATGAAGGTTGTTTTCGAGTCGCTCTTTCAGCCGATCGTCGACGGCGTCACCGCGCTCGTTCCGAAAGTCATCGCGGCTTTCATTCAAATTCAGATCTGGATCCTAAAAACGCTCATCGCGATCAAGCCCTACGCGAGCAAGATCCTTCTCGTCGCCGAGGCCTTCGGCATCCTCGCAGCCGTTCTCATTGTGCTCGGCGCCGTCGTCGTGGCGTCGGTGCTCGCTCCGTTCATTCTCGTCGGCGCGCTTCTCACCGGCATCATCGCGACCGTTCTTCTTCTCAGCGACACGATCTCGGCGTCGCTCGACACGCTCGAAGAGTGGGGCGCCGGCGTCGTGAAGGCGATCTCCGACACGTCGTCGGCGGTGATGACGGCGGCCTCGAGCATGGGAAGCGATCTCGTGAACGGGATCATCGACGGTGTGAAGAACGCGGGGCCGAACCTGCTCAAGGAGATCGACGACCTCGCAGACAACGCCGTGAAGGCCGCGAAGAAGACGCTCGAGATTCGATCGCCGAGCAACCGGATGAGTCGAGAGGTCGGCAAGCAAATACCCGCTGGCGTTGCGGAAGGCGTCACGGACTCGATGAGCACCGTCGAAGACGCGATCGACTCGCTCGCGATCGCGCCGAAGGTGGACGCGCAACCGAGCACGCCGGCGAGCTCGGGCCCGCAGGTCTACATCGCGCAGCTCATTCTTCAGGGCGGAAGCGCGCGCGAACTTTGGGACGATCTCCGCGAGGAGATCGAGAAGGCCGGCGTGCAAATCGGGATCGCCACACCGGAGCCGGCAACATGAGCGCCGTTACGAATCCGGAGATCTACGACGTGATCGTGCTCGCCGGCGTGACGTCGCCGGGAAAGGTCACGCTCAGCGGTCACGACAAGGTCGTGAAATGGGACGTGAAGGAAGGGCAAGGCCTGAACGGCGCGTCGACGACGCTCAAGAGTCAGCCGCCCGTCGAGTTCACGTGCTCGTTCTATCTCGCCGACGAAGCCGACAAAGCAGCATGGCCCGCGTTCCGCGCGCTCATCGAGTCGACGCTCACGACGAAGAAGACGAATCCGCCGAAGACAGACGCCGCTGTGCAAGCCGCACGAAAAGATCTCGCAAACCTCGAGCTCGACATCCGGCGCAATCGTCCGACGACGCCGGCGGAGATCAAGACGAAGCAAAACGAGCTCGAGCACAAGCGGCTCACGCTCGACGCCGCGGTGAAGGTTTCGAACGCCGTCGCCGCGGTCAAAAGGATGAACGCGCTCGACATCTACAACCCCGACCTCGCCGAGCAAGGAATCACGTCCGTCGTCATGGCCACGATCGCCGGCGTCGTGCACGACGGAAAAGGCGGCGAGACACGCGTCGTCAAGTTCCAAGCGTACAAGGCACCGAAGCCCGCGACGGGAAGCCTCTCGGGATCTTCGGCATCGAAGGCTGCCGATCCAAACCAAGCCGCGCTCGACGAGCTCGCGGCGCTCACCGCCAAGTATCAGGCGACGCCATGGGGTTGACGTGAGCGAAGTGCGATCGACCCTCGAGAATCACCGCGTCGTGCACGCGATCGCCGAGATCCCGGCGCACGGCCTTTGGTTCGTCGACGCCGAGCTCGACGCCGAGGTGAAGCTCGCCGGACGCATTGTGTTCAAGCTCTCCGATCTCACGCTGCGCGGAACGATCCTTTCGGGCGGCGCGGGCATCGGGCGAAGCCGCTATCGAATCGTCGCCGGCGCCGGCGGATGGGGTTTGCCGCTCAAGAAAGAGAACTACCAAAACGACGCCGGCGTGAAGCTCGCGACCGTTCTCGGAGACGCTGCACGCCTCGCTGGCGAGACGATCGAAGCGATCGATCAGAAGCTCACCGTCGGGCCCGGCTGGAACCGAATCGAAGACGAGCCCGCATCGCGTGTGCTCGAGCGCACGGTTCCCGGCGCATGGTACGTCGACGAGGACGGAACGACGCGGCTCGGCGAGCGCGCAGCGTCAACGCTCCCCGCCGGCGTCACGCGTGTGACTCCCATCGACTACCGGCTTCGGAAAGTCGAACTCGCGAGCGACTCCATCGCAAAGATTCTTCCCGGCGTCATGATCGACGACCTCAGGGCGGTCGACGTCAAGCACGAGATGAAAGACGGCGGCTTGCGTACGACAGTATGGGGATCGTCGCGTCGCACCGAAGCGCTGCGCAAGCTGCAGGCGCAACTCGATCCGCTTCGCGACTTTCGTGGGCCTCACGAGTACCGCGTCGTCACCCAGAACAATAACCGTCTCGATCTTCAGCCCGTGCGCGTCTCGACGGGCATGCCGTCGATCCGTAATTGCTTCGTTCGTCCCGGCGTCGCCGGCGCGAAGAGCAATGTGATGCTCGGCTCGCGCGTCGTCGTTTGGTTTCTCGACGCGGATCCTTCTCGCGCGTTCGTGACTGCGATGGAGGACGCCGACGGCGAGGGCTTCGTTCCGACGAAGACGACCATCGAGGTCGACGACGAGCTCGCCCTCGGCGGCGCCGACGGTCCCGCCGTTGCGCGCAAAGGCGACGGCGTCAATTGTGGCTACCTCGTTTATGCGAGCCCGGCGAGCTCGACGCCGGCGGGCTACTTCCCCGGAACGGTTGCGGGCAAGACAGCCGCGGACGCGCTCGTTACATCGCTCGGAGGAACTGCGTTTCGCGTCGATCTCAACACCGGCGGCGCCGCCGATACAGCGACGGGCGGCGTGATCAACCAAGGCGCTGGGAAGGCGACGGCCGTATGACGACGGACTTCGGAACCGACACGTCATGTACCGACGAGCTCCGGCCCGGCGCGATGGTTACGGGCACGCGTCTCGTCGCCGAGGCCTGCTATCGCCGGCTCACGACACCCCGCGGGATGCTTCGCGGCGGCGAAGACGAGGCGAACTACGGGATGGATCTCCCCTCGCTCGTCGGCTCCGTGAAGTCGAAGGCCGAGCAAGCGGCACTCCCCGGGCGCATTCGCAGCGAGCTCGAGAAGGACGAGCGGATCGAGTCGCTCGACATCAATTGCGTCGCAAGCGAATCCGGCGGGCTCGTCTCGTTCGAGATCACAATCGATGCACAAACCGGCGCGGGACCTTTCCGGCTCGTGCTGCACGTCTCGTCTGTCACCGTCGAACTTCTGGGGATTGAGTAATGCCGACACCCTCCCTTGCAACGCTCATCATCGAAGAGACGAAGGAAGCGCTCTACAACACGGCGCTCGCCGTCGCGAATACGATCGGCGTGAACACGACGTCGTGGCAAGCCGGCGATCCGACGCGCTCGCTCTACCACTACGAGTCCGAGGTGCTCAGCTCGCTCGAGTCGAGCGTTGTCGGCTTTATCAAGTCCGACTTCTTGAGTCTCGCAGAGGGCATGTGGCTCAAGCTCACCGCGCTCGAGAAGTACGGCGTCACCGTGCCCGATGCGACGTTCGCGACAACGACAGAGACGCTTACGAACAACGGCGGCGGCGTCTACGACTTTGAGGCGAACGATCTTACGTTTCGCAACTCGCGCACCGGCAAGACGTATCACAACACGTCGGGCGGGCACCTCCCGGGCTGGTCCGGATCCGGCGACAAGCCGACGCTCACGCTCGACATCGAAGCGGACGAAGCGGGGTCGGAGAGCAACGCCGCAGCCGGCGAAATCACGGAACTCGTAACGACGAAGCTCGGCGTCACGTGCACAAATCCAACGGTCGCGATCGGAATCGACGAACAGGACGAGGAAGTGACACGCGAGCAATGCCGCGCGAAGCTCTCGTCGTTTTCGCCGAACGGCCCTCGAGACGTATACAAGTACGTCGCGCGAAACATCGAGCTCACCGGCGCGAGTCTCGTGCCGCGCGTTCGAGTCTTTCCGAGCAGCGATACGGGCGACGTCATCGTTTACGTCACGGGCCCGAGCGGGACGATCTCGGAGGCCGATCGCGCGCTCATCGAAGCGGCGATCGTGCGCCGTGCAACGCCGCTCACGATTACGCCGTCGGTTCTCGCCGCGGCGCCGATCGTCGTGAACGTGACCTTCGAGGCTTGGGTCTACAAGAGCGTGAACAAGACGGTGACGGAGGTCGACGAGGCCTTCGCCGCGGCGCTCGCCGACATGTTTGAGGCGGAAGAGATCGGCGGCGACTTCATCGATCCAGCGACGCCGGGCAAGCTTTATCAAACACGCATTCACGGCGCGATCTTCAACGCGCTTCCGCAAGCGTTTCGCGTCGTCATCTCCGCGCCGGGCGACGTCACGCTCGCGAACGACGAAGTCGCAACGCTCGGAACCATCACTTCGACCATTCACTTCGTCGACGATCCATGATCAACCGCACCTTTAGAACGATCCGAAAAAAGCTAGCACCGTCGTGGCTCACGACCGGCGCCGGCGAGCTCGTGGGCTACAGCCTCGATCTCATCAAGGACGCGTTCATGGAGCGCGTGCGACTTGGAAAGCTCGCACACTTTCCGAGACAAAACCCCGCCGGCGATCCCGCGCCGACCGATGCGCTCGTCGAGATGGGGAAAGACCGGCGCATCTTCCGCGGCATCTTCGACACGGATCGAACCTACGCCGAGAAGCTCATTCCGTGGCTCGACAAGCACGTCACCGACGGCAGCGCGTTTCGTCTCATGAAGTCGCTCGCGGAGTATTGCGGGCCCCTTCCCTCTTTCCGCACCGTCGACGATCGCGGCAACTGGTACTCGCGTGCGGCCGACGGCACCGAAACGTATTTGCTCGATCAACGAAATTGGAATTGGGACGGACGGCGTGTCGATCCAGACAACGCAGCGCTCGGCGGAACGTGGTCGCGCTTTTGGGTCATCATCTATCCGAACGGCCTTTGGACTGAAGGCGACGGCGGCTGGAATCACGTCGACGAAGAGCCTTGGGGCGAGACTGCGAACGCCGACGAGACGCCTCTCGGATGGGGCGCGACGATTACGACGGAACAAGTCGCAACGCTGCGCGCGATCGTGAAGGACGAAATGCCCGGCGGGACGAGGTGCGTGAACATCATCCTCGCGTTCGATCCGGACAGCTTCGATCCGACTGCGCCGGAGCCGGACGGCACGTGGGGGCGCTTCGGAAAAGTCATTCGCGCCGGCGGAGTGAGCAACTCACTGCAGCAAGTGCCTTCGCGCCTCTCAACGGCGCGCTACTTGGACGGTGTGTGATGGCTTTTTCGAAAGGAAATATCCCGTGGAACAAAATGTATTTCACGGAAAAGGATCGCAAGGCCGCGAGGTGCAGAGATGCGAAGCGCTTTCGTCAACGGAATGTGGGCTACAGCCGACAATATGTAGATCGTGAACGCGATCGGGTTGCCTCACGAGCATATCGAAAGCGCCATCGTCGAAAAGTGCAGCGGGTCGATCGTCGTCGCTGTGCGCAGCGTCAGTGGAAACGGTTTGGACTCGTTCTAAAGGGACGTCCTTTCACGAAGATCGAATACGCGGAAATGATGCGCGCCCAAAAAGGACTATGTGCGATCTGTCGAGGCTCCTGCCCGACCGGAAGACGGTTGGCCGCCGATCACGATCATAAAACGGGACGAGTG